TACCTTCTTCCAGAGTTTGTGAATAATCCCAATCCAGTTTCTCACGAATGAGATCATTGTTAGAATTACGACCACGAACACCCAGAGGACCATCAATGTGATTCTTCTCTACGTTCTTACCAGCAACCCTAGCAGCAGTATCTACAAGTTGGTTAATGGTTACCATCTCTTCAGAGCCAATATTCACAGGTCCAATGAAATCAGAATCCATCAGTCTTCGAGTCGCTTCAACACATTCATCAACGAACAAGAAGGAACGAGTTTGTAAACCGTCTCCCCACACATCGATGCATCCACCCTCGTCTGGGAGGAGAGCGACTTTACGGCAGATTGCAGCTGGAGCCTTCTCTCTTCCACCGTCCCACGTACCTTCGGGACCAAAGATATTGTGATACCTGGCAACACGAACAGGAATACCATAATTCCTATTGTATGCAAAGTAAAGTCGCTCAGAGAATAGTTTCTCCCATCCGTATTCGGAATCGGGGTTAGCGGGGTAGGCGGAGGTTTCACGGCAGTCAGGGTTATCGGGGTCCAACTGATTGTGCTCTGGATACATGCAAGCAGAACTAGAATAAAAGATCTTAGTTTTATTGACACCAAGTTTTTGATTTAATTGATTCTGACAATCAAGTACATTAAGATTGATCATAGAAGAATTATGCATCACATCTGCATCATTATCACCCGTAAAAATGTAACCCGCTCCTCCCATGTCAGCAGCGAACTGATAGATTTGATCAAAACTATCATTCTCACAAGAGATAATACTTTCAACCAAACTGATATCTCTCAAGTCTCCCCGAACAAACTCATCTGCTTGACTAAGAGAAAACTCTGGATACTTAAGATCAACACCGCGAACCCAAAATCCTTCAGAACGAAGTCTTCTAACCATGTGACTTCCAATAAATCCGCCAGCACCAAGGACAAGTGCTGTTTTTTTATTTTTCATAAATTTTGATTTTCTAGTATATTTAGATTCTTTCAATAACGGTCAATCCGTTATTATTAGTTCTGTGCTCTTTAAATTTCCACTCTGGGTTATCAATCATAAATTTAACGATGGCATTAAAAATACCAACGTTTTTAGTTCCATCTTTTAATTTATCATCCACTTCAGGAATTCCAAATCTAACTTTATTTTGCTCATCAACAAAACCAAAAGTAATAGTATCATGAAATACAATATATTTTTTAACTTTTGAAGCATGTAAATTTAATTCTGCAATAACTTGATCATAAACATGCCAAGTATCCAAGAAAAGAAGATCTGTTTCTTCAATCTCTACTTCTAAACAATTACCCTCATAATATGAAACATCCTTACCTTCTTCAACAGCAATGTCCATTAACTTTTTAATACTAGGATCAAACTTTAAATCACAAGCTCTCAATATAACATCACTATTCAACCATGCACGAGTACTTACCCCTGTGCGAGTACCCATTTCAGTAACATGATTAACATCTTCATCGTCACAAAGTGACTTGAGATATTTTACATGTTCATGCATATCGCTAGGATTAGTATAGGCATTAACAAATTCTTTTTCAAACAATTCAGACATATACTTAAAAATAATTCAATACTATATATTATACTAAAAAAGGACGGTTTATGCAACCGTCCCACTAGGTCTTTACATGCACGCCACTTGCTCTTTGACCAGAAGCAAGAAACTGGGCGGGAGTATAAACCCCATCCGCACCACCAGTTTTTTAGAGAAACTGGAAACTCCGAGGGTCATTTGACCATCCCGACCAGGGTTTTTTACATGTCTCCATCATGGGCATAATGAGGATGACTCCACCAGTGCTTTTAGAGACTCTCCGTGTCTTCATCATCGTCCTTGATATAGCAAGGAACCATGTCAGGGTCCAACCACTTGGTGTACTCAAAATCTTCCATAGCAGTCATGAGTTGCATCTCATTATCGCAGAGATACATATCACGGTAGCGTCCAGTATAGGAATCTACTTTTTGAATGCGGCAATCAGGTTTTCCATTGATTTCCAACTTACCAACCTGAACATAACGATAAGGAAACTGCTCCATAAGAACAGTGGGTTTTTGAGTGACTTTCATCATGCAACCTCAATAGTTTGAAGGTCTTGATAGAGATAATCCATCAGCATTTCATAGTCATCAAGGGGATCTCCAGAAAACACGACGCCCTCATTTTCATAATAGCGACGCACTTTCTTATAAAGTTTCGGACTCTTTACATCAAGGTAGATATCCCCGTTAGCAGCAGAACGCAAAGTGCTAACATCTTTCTTGAATTTTTCGATCAGAGACATTGTTGTGTGTTGAATACCTGAGTATTATAAGTGTTTGACTTTATATAGTCAAGGTGCCAGTCAGGAAACTGGCAAGTCCGAGTATTCAGATTTGAACTGAAATTATTCCGCTTCCCAAAAGCGGTGCCATGACCAAGTTAGGCGATACTCGGTTGCGTTGAGTGGTCTTGCCTCCCAACAGAAGTAATTATACTACTTCTTGTGCCCCCTGTCAAATGGTTCCCAGTGTTGCCAGTTGTATTTGTGGACTAACCAGATACCCAGAATAGGCACAACAACTAAAAGGTAACAAAGAAATCCTAATGTTACTGGTGTCTCTAATGTCCAGCGTGCAAAGTGTCCCATTATTGATCCGTAAATATAGAAACTAAGAAAATGAATATTCCAAATGAAATCATAAAAAGTAAGATTAATGCTTCTGAGAATTCCATAACTCCCTAAAGTATCGATCTGTGTGGTTTAAACAATCAAGTGGTGCCACTTCCTCTTGGAGTGCCCATTCATAGCAAAAGTCAATCATATCTGATGAGACATGACTGACTCCATACATTCTTGAGAAAGATGATGCCGCAAAATGAAACCGCTTCTTAGTGTGCGGTGCCATTGCCCTTATAGTGTTCGGATTCATAGTAGTGCCCCTTCTTAGAACCGAAGTAAATTGTAGCGATTACAAAGGGTATTGCAACTATAATGAGTGCTTTTCCTAACAAGTGCTCCATTTATCTAAACTCATCTCTGGTGTACTTGTAAGGCAGAGATGCTTCCAGTGTCTCCAGAAGTTCTCCATACTCACGATACCTTCTATCACCAGCAATGAAGTGGTGCTGACGCTTCCAGATAGCATCAATGAGAAGTTCTGTTTGTTCGTTGGTAAGATTCATTTACTCGAAGATTGGTTGTACTGGTGGATTAAACTCTTCTCTGACTGCTTTCATAACATGCTTAGGGACACCGTAGTAACCCATATGCATCCACACACAGTCAATATAACGAAGGTCTTCACGGTCTGCGTCCACTGTAGTCATATCACAGTAGTAAATAATGTCTTGTGGAACCTCAATCTTTTTCCAAGTAATGGGTTCTTCAATAAAAAATGGTACAGTCATTTTTGTTTCATTAATTCTTCAACACGCTTTCGCGTATCTATCATCTTTTGCTTCTCATGGTCCATATGAATGTAACCACGCTTGCCCCGCATTATCATTGTGCCCTGATAAAACATCGTGGCAGCAAAGATAAGCAAGAGAACAATACCAATTATTTCAGGGTAATGTCCATCCATGGTAGCACAGGTGGTATAACTCCGACAAGCCTTAGTAGTCCCTCAGCAAATAAAGCAAGAACCACCCAACCGACGCACATACTAATGATAGAAGCATTACGGTTGTGTCGTCGTATTGCTGCATCGATCATCTCCTGAACTTCAGCACGACTAACCAATTCGTCTTGAGGTTCCATCACGGTTCATCTCCAAGAAACTTTGCCAGAGGGTCTTTTCTGGTTTTTAGAATTGCTACTGCTCTTTTATAGAACATATTGTCTGTGTTGCCAGACTGTTCGAAGGTCTCCTTGATCTTCACCCAGTTATTATAGGTGTGCTGATCCATAGGTCCAGTGTTTAATATCTACTAGCTATAATAGTCAGTAGTTTTAAACTGTCAAGTTTGTGTTGATACAAAAACACAGATTAAGAAAATCTGTAATCTTGTAATATTTGTAAACGGAAAGGAGAGGATTCGAACCTCCGGAGGCTTTCACCTCTTTTGTTTTCAAGACAAACGCCTTAAACCACTCGGCCACCTTTCCTAGCGGACCTCAAAGTCCAAGCGTCTCACTTTGCGTTGACGCCTTTCTTCTTGCCAAAGAATGTCTTCATTGGTAAGAACACCCTTTTTAGTTTTGGGTTGATAAGAGTTTAACATAACAACTTGAGATAAGTCAAGTGCCGATACTTTATCACCACGAATGGTTGCCATATTTGGGCAACCACAAGTCACCGTCTTATTCTGATGCCCCTCTAACTCCTTACCACAGGAGCGGCATCTTATTTTAATGTTATCCATCAGTATAATGTGATCTTTCGTCTTCAGTTTTCAGTTATTTATGTAGAAACTTTAGCAAACTCTAATAATGCCCGATACAGGTAACGCTCCCGTCGATGTCTGAGTGTAAATCAGGTCCCTTCACTTGCTGGGTCATCGGGCATACTTTTATTAACTTCTACATTCTAACATATACTCTACGGTTTTGGCAACATCTTCAATTGCTAATCGTAAGTCATCTCTTTGCCCAGACTCTTGGTGGCATACTGGTCTTCTGTCATCAGTAAGAGTCCAGCGCCACAGACCCATATGTTTACAATACCAGAGTTTAATATTCATTCCCCTCAGTCATACTTATGCCTATTTAACAAGTCTGGATTCTTCTTGTATAAGGAATAACAGTAACTATTGGGATCACTGTCCATAGCATAGTGTGCTTGTGTATGAATGGTTTGGATAATACAGAAAAACCCAATAACTATCAGGTTAAAGTGAGTTACTGGTGAGAAAAGGATTTTCTTCATAATAAAAAAGGGGGACCGAAGTCCCCCTGATTATACTACAGGATTATCAGAAGGTCCACTTAACACCAGCCTTGGTGCCGTAGGAGTTGGTGCCACCGTTAGCACCAGTTGCGAGCGAGAACTCACCGTAGACACCCAGGTTCTCGGTAGCGGCAATTCCACCACCAACTTTACCAGAGAAAACAGTGTCGCTAGCAGCACCGTCAGGGGAAACGATCGAAGGACCACCCTGGACATAGTAACCCAGAGCACCAGCAGAACCTTCGTAACCTACGTGCAGGTCGGTGGTGGTGCCAGAGTAATCGCTACCAGTGAAACCAGAGTTGGCTTCAATGTTAACATAGGGTCCTGCCATTGCAGCACCAGCGAAAAGGGGAGCAGTAGCGAGTACTGCGAATGCGGATTTAATCATTTTTGATACCTCGTTATTTTCTCGCAGAGTTTTATACCTGCGGATGGAAAGAGACTCGACAAGTCTCTGTTTACTTTGTGACTAGGCGAGTAGTTGAGGCTTCATCACATTTTTATTTATTAAGTTTTACAACAATCGGAAAATAGGGTTTTCCGAAGCGAGTGACGAGGATCGAACTCGTGATTCCAACTTGGAAGGATGGCGTGTTACCGCTACACTACACTCGCAATGGTGGGAGACGAATCTCCCAACTCCATTCACACGGAAGGGATTATAAGACAGAATGAGTATTCTGTCAAGCCCTCGACAAGATTTGAACTTGCGATCTTTCGCTTACAAGGCGACTGCATTACCACTATGCTACAAGGGCGGCTCCTGCTGCTGGGCTCGAACCAGCGACATCCGGATTAACAGTCCAGCGCAACTACCAACTGTGCTAAGCAGGATTAAAGGAAACATAAAGTTTCCAACAGGCAAGGAGGGATTCGAACCCCCGACCAACGCATTAGAAGTGCGCTGTTCTGATCCACTGAACTACTTGCCCTTGTTGACCCTCTTATTATAAGGGATCAAACTGTATCCGTCAACCCTCTTCTGTGGTCTCTTCTACTGCTTCTTCGGTGACCTCTGGTTCTGGCAGTGTGACTCCGACTGCTTGCAGATACTCAATGGCACCTTGTGTTTTTAACAGCAACTCTCTGGTTCTTGTAGTTTGTGCTCCAATGTTTTCCAAATCAACAGCAAGTTTTTCTCTTTGCTCAACCAATTGTGCTAAATGATTTTGTTGTTCGTTCATTTCAATTTTATGAATTCGTTTTATTTATGCTAATCAGAATCATAAATAATCTCAGTTATACATATAATCCTTCAAATGAAAAAAGCATTAATTGCTTTTGGAATGTTATTGATGGCGGCACCTGCACATGCCGATCTTACTCATAAAATTTCGTCAAGTGTTCAACTGACTGTTGATGCTGCTGCTACGAATGTACAAAGAATTGGTAATTCCTATTCTGTATCTGGTAGTGGTGTCACATTAGACGTTGGTGGTGGTAGTAAAGCTTCTGCTGACCTTAGTGTTGGTGGTCTTGGCACTATTACTACTGGTGCTGCTGCTGGGTCTTTACCAACCGCATATCAAACAGTAGATGGTAATGCCTTCTCATACAGTAATTCTTTTACTGCGGGTGATTCTATTGTTACGACCGCTCCTACCGTAGGTGCTGTAAGTGCTTATTCTAATCAAACTTCTACTGCTGCTGGCACTGGCACTCCTACTGGTAGCATCACGTCTGCGGGAGTCATGACTATTGGTGCTGCTGGAAGTGGTACTTCGGCAACAGGTCAGTTCGTAACTGAAATTACTATCAAGTAAGTTGGATAGATAATAATGTCTAGATTATCAGAGGCAATCGGTCTTGGATTAATTCTAGGTTCTTTACACGGGGCAGCACAAGCTGTCCCAGTGGTGCCTAATTTTACACAGGGCTCGATGACCTCTCATACCGAAACAACAAGTACGGTTACGGAAACTATAAATTCAATAGACTATAACACGGGTTATCAATATTCAGTAACAGGTAGTGGTATTACAGCATCAGGTAACTTATCACCAGGAACGGGTGCTAATAATGTAACAATCGAAGGAGTGACTTCATCATGGACTGGCGTAACAAGCAGACCGACATTCACACAAACAACACCAGGCGCAGCGTTTCAGTTCACAGAAACGTATTCAGGTCCTGGTTTAAGCAATCAGACAATCATTCAAAGAACCACAGAAATAAAAAGCGTGACCGACACAACTTCCATTTTCACCCAGTAATAGGAGCAATTCTTTTTGGATTACTATCCCCAACGTTGGTCCAACAAAGAGTTCTTGCTGAGACTGTTGGTGGCGTTAGTGCCACTGCTGCTCCTGTTGCTAATTCCTCTGGTTCAGTCACAAACCAAGCCATCCAAGTCCTCCAAGGTCCTTATATTACCAACACCTATGGTGGTGGAATCCAGTGTCAAGGACCAACGCTGAATATCACTCCATTCGTCACTGGTTCTGGTTCAATGCAGAAACCTTATGAACCTTATTACAATGACCCAGTATATGATATGCGTGATCTTAATGATGATGGGTCTTTAGATAATCCTGGCAATATCTTATACACTGTACCAACTAGAACTGGACAAAAAAATAATTATAATTTGTCTGTGGGAGTCAGTGCTACCTGGAGCATCCCACAAGACAAGAAACTACAAGACCAGTGTAAGGAAGCAGCAGCAACTCAAATTGCCTTACAGCAGCAACTAACTGCCAATAAGCGTTTAGACTTCGAAATCGCCAGACTCAAGAATTGTGGCGAGTTGAAGAAGCAAGGCATCTATTTCCACCCCAAGTCTCCATATTATAAAGTGTGTGCGGATGTGATTGTTACTAACCCTGGTGGTGTCATACCCCCACACAGACATTCTATCCCTTCGGTTTCAGTGCCGAACGCAAAGCCTTTATCGCCTGATTCCTCTCCCGCTGCTCCGCTCGGCGCTCCGCTACAGATAAGAACACCTCTTCCTTCCCCCTGATCTTAGCAATCTTTTTCATTATTTTCTTGACCGTTGGTTTGACCAACTTTAGGAGAATATCTGCTAATGGTTTTGCTGCAAGTGCTGATGCTGTTGCAACTACAGCAATTCCACCTGTTGCCATCACAGTTCCAGGACTAGGAAGTCCAGAAATGATCTGTTGGGGTAAAGGGACTTTTTCTGTAAGTTGAATACACTCATTTCCTACAAGTTGATATCCACTTACCTTTTTTCTAA